GTGACTAAATTCCGTTCCAACTAGATTGATTCCATCACCAGCGGTATAGGTTGTATTTGTATCAGTATTTACAACTGTCTCACTACTAGTAGTAACCCCTGTTATATGACCAAAGTCATCAACCTCAATATTTTGTATATAAGTTCTATCAGTATTATTTGTTGATATTAAAGATGAAGTATCTTCGTGACTAAATTCTGTTCCTACTAGATTGATTCCATCACCAGCGGTATAAGTGGTATTTGTATCCGTATCAACTACTGTCTCACTTCCTGTCGTAACACCAGTTATATGACCAAAGTCATCTACCTCAATATTTTGGATATAAGTCCTATCAGTATTATTTGTTGAGGTTAAAGATGAAGTATCTTCATGACTAAATTCCGTTCCAACTAAGTTAATACCATCACCAGCAATGTAAGTTGTATTTGTATCAGTATTTACAACTGTCTCACTACTAGTAGTAACCCCTGTTATATGACCAAAGTCATCTACCTCAATATTTTGTATGTAAGTCCTATTAGAGTTGTTAGTTGAGGCTAAAGATGAAGTATCTTCGTGACTAAATTCTGTTCCTACTAAGTTAATACCATCACCAGCGGTATAAGTTGTATCTGTATTAGTGACAGTCTCAGTACTAGTCGATATATCAGTAACATGACCATTACTATCAAGTTCAATAGTTTGAATATAAGTCCTACCAGCATTAACGCTAGAAGTTTGTGTAGAAGTATCAGCGTGGTTTATTGTTATTGTTTCATCTGACCCTTGATTAAGAGTAAATGACCCACCACCAGTCAACGCACTACCAGCATTAATATTTATGGTGTTATTATTTAAATTAGCTGAGGTTAAATAAGCGTTGGTATCCAAAGAACCATCTCCCTTAACAAATTGATTTGAATTACCACCATTTGTTATAAATGAGTCAGCTGTATTATCACCAATGACCGTAAAATCAGCTTGTACGGTTGATGCGGATTTAGATATAAATCCTTTACGTATAATAAATTCGTTCATAATTTCCTTTTTTCCAACTATCCAAAAGGGTTGTTAATATTAAATAGTTTATTTTAAGACTTAATTATTGTTATACCCCTTCTTTTATTAAAAACTTTTAGCGAAAACCTTTATTCTCCAATCATCAGAGGTTGTATTAGCTAATAATCTTAAAACACCACCTGATAAATCAACATCAAAGGTAACATCACTAGTATCACCTAAATCATTTGTACTATTGTCGGTAAACTCAACGTTAGTTCCATCATGTACAACCATAACAGTACCAGCCCTTAAATTAAGACCTTTTTTAATGACGTAATCAAAGAATGCAGCATCAGCTGTTGAAGTGTTAATTGTACTTATAACTTCAGTTGTCGCTGAATCTACATTTAAATTTTCTTGATATTCTAACCTTACTGAATCTACATCTATGGTGGTTCCCGTAAGACCACCAGTTAGTATACCACCACTTATAGGTAGATAATCAGTACCATCCAAAGAACCATCTCCCTTAACAAATTGATTTGAATTACCACCATTTGTTATGAAAGAATTAGCTTTAATATTTTCAGTTGTACTATTACCTCTACTTGTAACATCTTCTAGAGTATCGGTTTCTGTGTATGAAGTTAGATATCTACCATCTAAGTCAATAGTTTGATTAGTGGTACCACTAACACTGGCAGTTAATACACCTGTTCCAGTATCAAAACTTAAACCATTTAAAAAGAAGTTAGTGTCTATACTAGTTGACTCAATGGTAATATCATCACCCGATGGTGTTAAAGTAATGTCATTACCAGCTACTAACGTAATGTCGTCAGTTGTTGCATCACTACCACTTAACCTAATTATTACGTTAGAACCAGAGTTTACAACACTAGTAGCGTAAGTTGTATTTGTGTCGGTAAACTCAGTTAAATATCTACCATCTAAATTTTCAACTACAGTATTACCACTTAAAGTGGTTAAAGTTATATCACCAGTAGATGCGTTAAATGAAGCATCATTCACATAATCATTACTATCAACAACTGTTTCACTTCCTGTCGTAACGCCTGTTATGTGACCAAAGTCATCTAGTTCTATATTTTGAATGTATGTCCTACCAGAATTATTAGTTGAATTTTGAGAAGAAGTATCGGCATGACTAAATTCAGTACTATTTAATTCTAATCCATCACCAGCGGTATAAGTAGTGTCGGTATCAGTCGATTCAATGGTGATGTTATCACCCACAGGTGTTAATACTATATTGGAGCCAGCAACTAACGTGATATCATCTTCACTTAAATCACTACCACTCAATCTGATTATAGCGTCAGAACCAGAATCAATGACATCAGTGGTGTAAGTTGTATTTGTATCTGTAAAGCCTGTTAAATACCTACCGTCTAAACTTTCAGTTATTGTGTTACCACTCAAAGTTGTTAAAGTAAACTCACCAGTAGATGTATTAAATGAAACGTCATTGACATAATCGTTAGTATCAACAACTGTTTCACTACTAGTAGTAACCCCTGTTATATGGCCAAACGTATCAACTTCAATATTTTGAATGTAAGTTCTATCAGAATTGTTTGTTGAGGTTAAAGAAGAAGTATCTTCATGACTAAATTCAGTTCCTACTAGGTTTATTCCATTACCAGCAGTATAAGTGGTATCAACAACTGTTTCAGTACTAGTAGTTAAATCAGTTATATGACCGAATCCATCAACTTCAATATTTTGAATGTAAGTCCTACCAGAATTGTTTGTTGAGGTTAAAGATGAAGTATCTGCGTGATTAAATTCAGTTCCTACTAGGTTGATACCATCACCAGCGGTATAAGTGGTATCAACCACTGTTTCAGTTGCCATCGTAACACCAGTTATATGACCGAATCCATCAACTTCAATATTCTGTATGTAAGTTCTATTAGAGTTGTTTGTTGAGGTTAAAGATGAAGTATCTTCATGATTAAATTCAGTTCCTACTAGGTTGATACCATCACCAGCGGTATAAGTAGTGTCGGTATCAGTCGATTCAATGGTGATGTTATCACCCACAGGTGTTAATACTATATTGGGGCCAGCAACTAACGTAATATCTTCATTCGTTGCATCAGAACCACTTAATCTAATTATTGCGTCAGAACCAGAATCTACAACACTAGTACTATAAGTTGTGTTAGTATCTGTAAACCCAGTTAAATATCTACCGTCTAAACTTTCAGTTATTGTATTACCACTCAAAGTGGTTAAAGTCAACTCACCAGTGGATGTATTAAATGAGGTATCATTGACATAATCGTTAGTATCAACCACTGTTTCACTACTAGTAGTAACCCCTGTTATATGACCAAAGTCATCAACTTCAATATTTTGGATGTAAGTTCTATCAGAATTGTTTGTTGAGGTTAAAGAAGAAGTATCTGTGTGACTAAATTCAGTTCCTACTAGGTTTATTCCATTACCAGCAGTATAAGTGGTATCAACCACTGTTTCAGTACTAGTAGTTAAATCAGTTATATGGCCAAAGTCATCAACTTCAATGTTTTGTATGTAAGTTCTATCAGAATTGTTTGTTGAGGCTAAAGATGAAGTATCTGCGTGATTAAATTCAGCTCCTACTAGGTTTATTCCATCACCAGCGGTGTAAGTTGTATCTGTATTTACAACAGTTTCATCTGCCGTTGTAAGTCCAGTTATATGACCGAATCCATCAACTTCAATATTTTGTATGTAAGTTCTATTAGAATTATTAGTCGAACTCTGAGAAGAAGTATCCTCATGGTTAAATTCCGTTCCTACTAAGTTTATTCCATCACCAGCGGTGTAAGTGGTATTTGTATTTACAACTGTTTCACTTGATGTCGTAACTCCAGTTATATGACCAAACGTATCAACTTCAATATTCTGTATATAAGTCCTATCAGAATTATTTGTTGAGGCTAAAGATGAAGTATCTTCATGATTAAATTCAGTTCCTACTAAGTTGATACCATCACCAGCAGTGTAAGTTGTATCTGTATTTACAACAGTTTCATCTGCCGTTGTAACACCAGTTATATGACCAAAGCCATCAACTTCAATATTTTGTATGTAAGTTCTATCAGAATTATTTGTTGAGGTTAAAGATGAAGTATCTGCGTGATTAAATTCAGTACCAACTAGGTTAATACCATCACCAGCAGTATAAGTTGTATCAACTACTGTTTCACTTGATGTCGTAACTCCAGTTATATGGCCAAAGCCATCTACCTCAATATTTTGTATGTAAGTTCTATCAGAATTGTTTGTTGAGGTTAAAGATGAAGTATCTGTGTGACTAAATTCAGTTCCTACTAGGTTAATACCATTACCAGCGGTATAAGTTGTATCTGTATTAATTACTGTTTCACTCCCTGTCGTAACTCCAGTTATATGACCAAACGTATCAACTTCAATATTCTGTATGTACGTTCTATTAGAATTGTTTGTTGAGGTTAAAGAAGAAGTGTCACTATGGTTAAATTCAGTTCCTACTAAGTTAATACCATCACCAGCGGTGTAGGTTGTATTTGTGTCCGTATTTACAACTGTCTCATTTGCTGTTGTAACACCAGTTATGTGACCAAAGCCATCAACTTCAATATTTTGTATGTAAGTTCTATCAGAATTGTTTGTTGAGGCTAAAGATGAAGTATCATCATGATTAAATTCCGTTCCTACTAAGTTTATTCCATCACCAGCGGTATAAGTAGTATCATCTGAAATACCATTAATAGTGATTGAGTTCCCTGATGCACTTAATGTAACATTAGAGCCTCCTATCAACCTGATATCATCATTCGTTGCATCACTACCATTTAACCTAACAATAGGATTTCCTCCAGAATCAATAACATCTAAATTATAAGTTGTATTTGTATCTGTATTTACAACAGTCTCACTATTAGTGGTTAAATCAGTTATATGACCAAAGTCATCTAGTTCTATGTTTTGTATATAAGTCCTACCAGAGTTATTTGTTGAGGTTAAGGATGAGGTATCTGCGTGATTAAATTCAGTACCAACTAAATCAATAGCATCACCAGCGGTATAAGTTGTATTAGTGTCAGTTGATTCAATAGTAATGCTATCACCCGATGGTGTTAAAGTAATGTTATTTCCAGCAACTAATGTGATATCATCCTCACTTAAATCACTACCACTCAACCTAATAATAGCGTCAGAACCAGAATCAATAACATCAGTTGTGTAAGTTGTGTTAGTATCAGTAAACCCAGTTAAATATCTACCATCTAAACTTTCAGTTATTGTGTTACCACTTAGAGTGGTTAAAGTAAACTCACCAGTAGATGTATTAAATGAAACGTCATTGACATAATCATTACTATCAACCACTGTTTCACTTCCTGTCGTAACTCCAGTTATATGGCCAAAGCCATCAACTTCAATATTCTGTATATAAGTCCTATCAGTATTATTTGTTGAGGCTAAAGATGAAGTATCCTCATGGTTAAATTCAGTTCCTACTAAGTTGATACCATCACCAGCGGTGTAAGTGGTATCTGTATTTACCACTGTTTCACTTCCTGTCGTAACTCCAGTTATATGGCCAAAGCCATCAACTTCAATATTCTGTATATAAGTCCTATCAGAATTATTTGTTGAGGCTAAAGATGAAGTATCTTCATGATTAAATTCAGTACCAACTAAACTAATGGCATTACCAGCGGTATAGGTTGTATTTGTATCAGTATTTACAACTGTCTCACTTCCTGTCGTAACTCCAGTTATATGGCCAAAGCCATCAACTTCAATATTTTGTATGTAAGTTCTATCAGAATTGTTTGTTGAGGTTAAAGATGAAGTATCTGCGTGATTAAATTCCGTTCCAACTAAACTAATGGCATCACCAGCGGTATAAGTTGTATCAGTATCAACAACGGTTTCACTCGCTGTTGTAACTCCCGTTATGTGGCCAAAGTCATCAACTTCAATATTTTGTATATAAGTCCTATCAGAATTGTTTGTTGAGGTTAAAGATGAAGTATCCTCATGATTAAATTCAGTTCCTACTAGGTTTATTCCATCACCAGCGGTATAGGTGGTGTTTGTATCTGTATTAATAACGGTTTCACTCGCTGTTGTAACTCCAGTTATGTGACCAAAGTCATCAACTTCAATATTTTGTATGTAAGTTCTATCAGAATTGTTTGTTGATATTAAAGATGAAGTATCATCGTGATTAAATTCCGTTCCTACTAAGTTTATTCCATCACCAGCGGTGTAGGTGGTGTTTGTATCAACAACGGTTTCACTCGCTGTTGTAACTCCAGTTATGTGACCAAAACCGTCGACTTCAATATTTTGTATATAAGTCCTATCAGAATTGTTTGTTGAGGTTAAAGATGAAGTATCTTCGTGACTAAATTCCGTTCCAACTAGATTGATTCCATCACCAGCGGTGTAAGTGGTATTTGTATTTACAACTGTTTCACTTCCTGTCGTAACACCAGTTATGTGACCAAACGTATCAACTTCAATATTTTGTATATATGTCCTATTAGAGTTGTTAGTTGAGGCTAAAGATGAAGTATCTTCGTGACTAAATTCCGTTCCAACTAGATTGATTCCATCACCAGCAATGTAAGTTGTATCCGTATTAATAACGATTTCATCTGCCGTTGTAAGTCCCGTTATATGACCAAAGTCATCAACCTCAATATTTTGTATGTAGGTTCTATTAGAATTGTTTGTTGAGGTTAAAGATGAAGTATCATCATGATTAAATTCAGTTCCTACTAGGTTGATACCATCACCAGCGGTATAGGTTGTATCAACTACTGTCTCACTTCCTGTCGTAACACCAGTTATATGACCAAAGCCATCAACTTCAATATTCTGTATGTACGTTCTATTAGAATTGTTTGTTGAGGTTAAAGAAGAAGTATCTTCATGACTAAATTCCGTTCCAACTAGATTGATTCCATCACCAGCAGCATAAGTTGTATCAACTACTGTCTCACTTGATGTCGTAACACCAGTTATATGACCAAAGTCATCAACCTCAATATTTTGTATGTACGTTCTATCAGTATTATTTGTTGAGGTTAAAGATGAAGTATCTGTGTGACTAAATTCAGTTCCTACTAGGTTAATACCATCACCAGCGGTGTAAGTGGTATTTGTATCAACTACTGTCTCACTTGATGTCGTAACACCAGTTATGTGACCAAATCCATCAACTTCAATATTCTGTATGTAAGTTCTATTAGAATTGTTAGTTGAGGCTAAAGATGAAGTATCATCATGATTAAATTCCGTTCCTACTAAGTTAATTCCATCACCAGCAGCATAAGTTGTATCAACTACTGTCTCACTTGATGTCGTAACACCAGTTATATGACCAAACGTATCAACTTCAATATTCTGTATGTACGTTCTATTAGAATTGTTTGTTGAGGTTAAAGAAGAAGTATCTTCATGACTAAATTCCGTTCCAACTAAGTTAATACCATCACCAGCGGTGTAAGTTGTATCTGTATTTACAACTGTTTCACTTCCTGTCGTAACACCCGTTATGTGACCAAACGTATCAACCTCAATATTCTGTATGTACGTTCTATCAGTATTATTTGTTGAGGTTAAAGATGAAGTATCTTCATGATTAAATTCAGTTCCTACTAAGTTGATACCATCACCAGCAGTATAAGTGGTATCAACCACTGTTTCACTCCCTGTCGTAACACCAGTTATATGGCCAAAGTCATCTACCTCAATATTTTGGATATAAGTCCTATCAGTATTATTTGTTGAGGTTAAAGATGAAGTATCTTCATGACTAAATTCAGTTCCAACTAGGTTAATACCATTACCAGCGGTATAAGTTGTATCCGTATTAATAACGATTTCATCTGCCGTTGTAAGTCCCGTTATGTGACCAAAGTCATCAACTTCAATATTTTGTATGTAAGTCCTATTAGAGTTGTTAGTTGAGGCTAAAGAAGAAGTATCCTCATGGTTAAATTCAGTTCCAACTAGGTTTATTCCATCACCAGCGGTGTAGGTGGTGTTTGTATCAACAACGGTTTCACTCGCTGTTGTAACTCCAGTTATGTGACCAAAGTCATCAACTTCAATATTTTGTATATAAGTCCTATCAGAATTGTTAGTTGAGGTTAAAGATGAAGTATCATCGTGACTAAATTCGGTGTTATTCAAAATTATACCATTACCAGCGGTATAAGTTGTATCTGTATCCGTATTTACAACTGTCTCACTTGATGTCGTAACACCAGTTATATGACCAAAGTCATCAACCTCAATATTTTGTATGTAGGTTCTATTAGTATTATTTGTTGATATTAAAGATGAAGTATCATCGTGACTAAATTCTGTTCCTACTAGGTTGATACCATCACCAGCAGCATAAGTTGTATCAACTACTGTCTCACTTGATGTCGTAACACCAGTTATGTGACCAAACGTATCAACTTCAATATTTTGTATATAAGTTCTATCAGAATTGTTTGTTGAGGTTAAAGAAGAAGTATCTTCATGACTAAATTCCGTTCCAACTAAGTTGATTCCATCACCAGCAGTATAAGTTGTATCTGTATTAGTTACTGTTTCACTCCCTGTCGTAACACCAGTTATATGACCAAAGTCATCTACCTCAATATTTTGGATATAAGTCCTATCAGTATTATTTGTTGAGGTTAAAGATGAAGTATCTTCATGACTAAATTCCGTTCCTACTAAGTTAATACCATCACCAGCAGTATAAGTTGTATCAACTACTGTTTCACTCCCTGTCGTAACTCCCGTTATGTGACCAAAGTCATCAACTTCAATATTTTGTATGTAAGTTCTATCAGTATTATTTGTTGATATTAAAGAAGAAGTATCCTCATGGTTAAATTCAGTTCCTACTAGGTTAATACCATCACCAGCGGTGTAAGTGGTATTTGTATCTGTATTTACAACTGTCTCACTACTAGTAGTAACACCAGTTATATGACCAAAGCCATCAACCTCAATATTTTGTATGTAAGTTCTATCAGTATTATTTGTTGAGGTTAAAGATGAAGTATCCTCATGACTAAATTCAGTTCCAACTAGGTTGATTCCATTACCAGCGGTGTAGGTGGTGTTTGTATCTGTATTAATAACGATTTCATCTGCCGTTGTAAGTCCTGTTATGTGACCAAAGTCATCAACTTCAATATTTTGTATGTAAGTTCTATTAGAGTTATTTGTTGAGGTTAAAGATGAAGTATCTGCGTGATTAAATTTAGTACCAACTAAACTAATGGCATCACCAGCGGTATAAGTTGTATCAGTATCAACAACGGTTTCACTCGCTGTTGTAACTCCCGTTATGTGACCAAAACCGTCGACTTCAATATTTTGTATATAAGTCCTATTAGAGTTGTTAGTTGATGTTAAAGATGAAGTATCATCGTGACTAAATTCGGTGTTATTCAAAATTATACCATCACCAGCGGTATAAGTTGTATTAGTGTCGGTCGATTCAATGGTGATGTTATCACCTGACGCACTTAATATAACATTAGAACCACCTATTAACCTGATATCATCCTGACTCGTATCACTACCACTCAACCTAATAATAGCGTCAGAACCAGAATTAATAACACTAGTAGCGTAAGTTGTGTTAGTATCGGTGTTCACTACTGTTTCAGTACTAGTGGTTAAATCAGTTATATGGCCAAAATCATCAAGCTCAATGGTTTGGATGTATGTTCTACCACCGTTAGTACTAGAACCTTGTGTGGAAGTATCCGCATGACTAAACTCTGCACCTACTAGGTCTATTCCACCACCAGCAGTATATGTAGTATCTGTATTAACAACAGTTTCTGTACCTGTTAATATATTGGTTATATGACCAAAATCATCAAGCTCAATACTTTGTATGTAAGTTCTATCAGCATTAACGCTAGAAGTCTCAGTTGAGGTATCATCGTGATTAAACTCGGTACCAACCAAGTTGATTCCATCACCAGCAGTATAAGTAGTGTCAGTATTAGTTGACTCAATGGTAATATCATCACCTGATGGCGTTAAAGTGATGTTATTACCAGCTACTAATGTAATGTCATCAGTCGTTACATCACTACCACTCAATCTAATAATAGCATCAGACCCAGAGTTTACAACACTAGTATTATAAGTCGTATTAGTATTAACAAATGTTTCACTCGCTGTTGTAAGTCCTGTTATGTGACCAAAATCATCTAGTTCTATGTTTTGAATGTACGTCCTACCAGAATTATTAGTTGAGTTCTGAGATGAAGTATCGGCATGATTAAATTCAGTGCCAATTAAATCAATAGCATCACCAGCGGTATAAGTTGTATTAGTGTCGGTAAATCCTGTTAGGTATCTACCATCCAAATTTTCAGTTATTGTATTACCACTCAAAGTGGTTAAAGTAAACTCACCAGTAGATGTATTAAATGAGACATCATTTACATAATCGTTGGTATCAACTAGCGTTTCATCTGCTGTTGTAACACCAGTTATATGACCGAATCCATCAACTTCAATATTTTGTATGTAAGTTCTATTAGAGTTATTTGTTGAGGTTAAAGATGAGGTATCATCATGACTAAATTCGGTGTTATTTAAAATTATTCCATCACCAGCGGTATAAGTAGTGTCGGTATCAGTTGACTCAATAGTAATTGTATCCCCTGACGCACTTAATATAACATTAGAACCACCAATTAAATTAACATCGTCTTCACTTAAATCACTACCACTCAACCTAATAATTGGGTTTGGACCAGAATCAATAACATCTAAATCGTAAGTTGTATCAGGTGTAGTTTCTGTGACTGCACTTAAACCCGTTATATGACCAAAATCATCTATCTCAAGGCTTTGAATGTAGGTCCTACCAGCATTTATACTAGAGTTTTGTGATGAAGTATCATCATGACTAAATTCTGTTCCTACTAACGTTAGACCACCACCAGCGGTGTAAGTTGTATCAGTATCATTAAAGTCGGCTGACAAAGTATCCCCACTCTGAGTCGTTAAGGTGATTGTTTTGACTGTGGTACCACTTACACTTATTGAATTTATTTTATCAGCGTAAGCTTCATTCCAATTAGTTATGTCTGTAGTTGTACCAGTCACATAAGAAGTACTATCCAAAGAACCATCTCCTTTAACGAACTGATTTGAGTTACCACCATCAGTTATAAAAGAATTAGCCGTAATATCATCGACATTTAAGACGTCTTGTTGATTTAAATTAATTGTTGAATTAGCGCCTTGATAAGGAATAAAGGTATCGTTTAAATCCAAAGTAAAAGTACCCCCACTTAATCTAGTAAACTCAAGAATATCGTTATTAATGGTTGCACCAGTGACGTAATCATTATCATCTGAAGAAGAGGAATATGAAGGTATTATTGTAGTTAAATCAGGGGCGTTACCACTCCTCTCTAATGTTAATGTGTTATTTAGTTCATTATAGGTGACACCACTAATATCATTTCTATCAACACTCCTTATTTCACCTTCAGAATCTCTAGCCAGTACCTTACTTAACGAGTTATCAAGAGCGGGTTCATCAACTAAAATTAATTTTTCACTTCTGGTAATACCTTTAACATCGACCCATATAGTACGCTCACTAAAATCCAAAGAACTACCACTTAAAAGCGTGACTACTTGTGAATTAGTAGTACCCGTAAACTCACCTGTATTAATTTCTCTTATAGATGTAACAGTTAAATCAAATGTTACACCAGTATAATTTTCGTAAACAATATTACCATCTACCTCTATAAAGTCGTTACCTTCAAAACCTATTACAGTTTGTACATCACCGCTGTTTTCGTCAGTAATAGGAGTAATTCCTTCAACAGCAGGGTTCATCCTAGAATCACCAAAGAAGAATATGGTTTCTTGACTGTTACCAGAGAAGGTAGAGTTTATGTCGGCCAAAGTACCTATGGTTACAACAGTAGACTCATCAACACCACCAGTTAACGCACTATACGTCACACCAAACTGGGTACTACCAGAAAGTTTTGTATTAGTTAACTGAAATTGTTTGACTTGCCTATTATCTGAATAATCAACTTTGGTAACAAAAGCCATGAATATGTATTTTTATATAAATATTATCGTTTTCCTTTATATTTATATAAAAAGTGACTTATGCAAACTTTGAAGAAAAAAGATATTAAAAAATATATAGGTAAAATAGATAATAACGCTGAAGTTGAGTTAGATGAGCTAGTCAATTCGGTTGGTGGTAGTATTGGTAGTGATGATAAAAATTTGAACACTAGTCAAATAAAAACCGCACCACAAGCGACTACAGATGATTTTAACACAAAGGCGATTCAACCTAATAGGTACTTATTTAATGTAGATGCTGTTAATGCGGCAGGTAATGCGGTATCTACAGAGTCAATAGATAAATTAGCTAAAAATAAAATGTTAAAATTATTAGAAAATATATCTACACCAGACTTAAGTAAAACTGATACCTTAACAGATTTTAATAAAAACGATGTGTCGGACATAAACGAACTACCATCTAACGTAGCTAGAAAGGTAACTGATTTAATTGAGACTGTTGATAACAATAACTTAAGTAAAAACCAAGTTGAATTAATATTAAAAATCATAAATCAAAAATTAGAAAATAATGCCTAATAAAGATTTAAATAGCAAAGTTTACACTGTACCCGATAAGGTTTATAATAAAATCAAACAAGGTTTAAAAACCGTTGATATAAATGATAAGCAAGGTAAAGGAGTGAAAAGAGCTAAAGATATTGTAAATAATAGAGAGGTCTCATATAGTCAAATGAATAGACTTAAAAATTATTTTACTAATAACGATAATAATGATGATGAGTTTAAGTTAATTGGTGGTAAAGTAACTAAAAATTGGGTTGAAGATACTTTAAAGCAAGACACTGAAAGCATTAAGAAAGAAAAGAAAGTTAAAATGGATGGTGGTCTGGAAAACCAATTCATTAAAACACATGAAAAGGATAATGATAATGCAAACCCAACAAATCCAGACGGTGGCCTTATTGACGTCACCAAAGGTAGTACTTTTGATAAAGTAATGACTGGGGATGAAGTATACAAATCTAGTGATAGAAAAAATGAGGCGTATAATAGAGAAATAAAATCTATTAAATATTTAATAGAGTACATGAGTAAATAAAAACAAATATTATGGCAAACGAATTAGAAAAAGCAGCTAATGCAGCTAGACAACAATTAATTACAAACAACACTTACAATAACTTTGGTTTAAGTAATCAGTATTCATCAACTCACACAAGAGCTAGAAGTGATGAACAAACACCTATTTATGGTAAAGGAACAGGCATACCATTTGATACGTATAATGGTGGTGGTGCTTATGACATTTTTGGTGCTCCTAGTATAGCTGGTTCTGGTAGAATCGCTAACGTAGCAACAAACACCTACAGTGAAGAGAATAGTTACACAACACCTAATACTGAAGGTAACACAGGTCAAGTAATTATAGATTAAAAATATGTTAAAGCTTTACAATTTATATGAACAAGTTATATTAGAAGCAACTGAAATCGAAAAGGTTATGGATGCTATTGAGAAACACTACACCGTAAATATTAAATATAATAATGGTAAGAATGATGGGTCTCAAAATATGAAAAGGTATTGTGAAGTTTATAATTTTGGTACAACCTATGGTAATAACAACGCAATAAGGGTTTACCAATTGTCAGGACCAAATGGTCGTGGATGGAAAACACTTAGATTGGATAGAATCGTCGAGTGGGAACCAACTAACTTTAAATTTAACAATCCAGTTTCTGATAGAGCTGGTAGTGATGCGGAAGATTTCAAACCACACGATAAAACTCTAAGTTTTGGTGGTGGTGTAACAATATCAAATTTTAATAAGTAAAGAAATGAGTGAACAAAAAACTAAATTAATGGAAATGCTTAGTGGTGCTAAGCAAGTAATGGATAAAGTCAACGATAGTAATTTTAAAGTTGACCCAGAGAAGGTTAATAGAAGTATGGCTCAAAGTGGTGAGTTACTTGAAAGTCTACCTGAAGGTGCTACACCACAACCCACACCTCAATACACCAATAATGCTTCTCAAAGTAGTGGTCAATATAAAAACCTAGGAACTAGTAAAATGCCTGATAATATAAAAGAGGCTATGATTAATAACCCAATACCTAAAATGGATATGAACCCTGATGGTAATCCATCATTTTCATTAGAAGATGTTCAAGAGTTATTAAATAAAAACCAACAACCAACAGCTCAACCTCAGCAGAGTCAGCCGCAGACACAAACGCAAACTAATCAAGTCAATGAATCTTACATCACTAACTCTAGTGGTCAGAGATTAATTACTATGACTGAGGCAGAGTTAGATAAGAAGATAGACGATGCTTTGATGAATTTTATGTCAAAAACATTTACTAAAAACTTAACAGAGAATACAATTAAAAAGACAATAAATACCTTAATAAAAGAAGGTAAATTGAAAGTTAAGTCAAAAACTAAGTAACTTATATACTAAATATAAAATCAAACCTCACTCAATAGTGGGGTTTTTTTATGTTAAAAAACTCTACCTAAACACTTTACTTAATACTATATTTTTAGTATGTTTAACGAAGAATTGAACTTAAGTATATGGAAAAAACAAATAGCAAAAAGATTAAGGTCCTTGTAGTACCTTCTGACCGAACTGGTGTAAGTTATTATAGGTCAACTAAACCTCACGTACATCTAGAACAAATGTACCCAGAAGAATTTCACGTAGATATAGATTACGAACCTCAATTAAATAACGATGAGTGGTTGAAGCAATACGATATTATTCATTATCATAGAACGTTAGGTGATTATGGACATATGGAAGATTTAGTTAAACATTTAAACTCACTAGGAATAGTTACTATAATGGATTTAGATGACTATTGGTTACCTGAGATGAGTCATCCAGCTTATCACATAATAAAAAATAATGATTTGGATGTAAAGATACGTAATAATATTAAAACAGCAGAAAACGTAACTACAACTACATCCATTTTTGCTGACGAAATTAAAAAGGTTAATAAAAGCGTTAAAGTTTTACCTAACGCTATTGACCCTAATGAAAAACAATTCATTCCTAACCCTGAACCTTCTGATAAAATAAGGATAGGATGGTTAGGTGGTAGTAGCCACTTAAATGATTTACAACTATTGAACAAATTAGTAACTAAATTGAAGTCTGATGGTTTATTAGATAAAATACAATTTGTTATTTGTGGGTTTGACATTAGAGGTAAAGTTAATATGATTAATAAAGAAACTGGCGAAACCACACAAAGAGATGTCAAACCAGAGGAAACAGTATGGGTTCAATATGAAAAAATATTCACTGATAACTACAGTACAATAAGTCCTGGATACAAAGACCATTTAAATAGATTTGTCACACAGGAATTCGAAGGCGTAGAAAATGAACCATACAGAAGAGTATGGACCAAACCAATTAGTAGTTATGCAACCAACTACAATTTATTTGATATATCTTTAGCACCTTTAGTTGATAATACTTTCAATAAAGTTAAAAGTCAATTAAAGGTCATTGAAAGCGGGTTCCATAAAAAAGCATTGATTGCTCAAAACTTTGGACCTTATACTTTAGATGTCGATAACGCATACGTTAGAGGCGGTGAGATTGACACAAGTAAAAATGGTTTTCTAGTTGATTCACATAAGAATCATAAATCTTGGTATCAGTACCTTAAAAGACTCATTCAAGAGCCAGAAATGATAAAAACTTTCGGTGACAATCTTTATAATACGGTAAAGGACAAATATAGTTTAGATGTTGTAACAAAAGAAAGGGCTGATTACTATAAGAAATTATTAAAGGAAAAATAAAATGGAAATATTAAAGAAAATAGGTCGCTATTTTAAAAACTTGTTTTACACCATTATAGGTAAAGAAGTAAAACCTGAAGATAAGGAAGTTGAAGAAGAAAAATACACGGACTTTTTACTGAAAATAACGTCAAACGAATAATTTATCATGGATAGAAAAATGCGTGAATTAAATGATATATCTGAAGAACAATAACCTTGTCTAAAAGTGTTTAAAATAGTATATTTGATTAAAATAAATTAATATGAGTTTAAAAAAGAGTAAAATTGTCTCTAATACTAAGAAGTATGTAGAGACAGCAAAGGAATATGGGTTCTTGACACCTGAGTTAGAAGATTTCTTAGGTAGCGACTTTATTGAAGCACCAGCTTCAACTTTAGTTAAGTTACATAACGCATTTGAAGGAGGTTTAATTGACCATACTTTAAGAGTTATGAAGCATGGTTATTTAATTAATAAAAATAACCTTATTGATGAATTGAAAATTGATGAGGTTTCTTTATTTAAGATAATCTTGCTTCATTCAATAGGTAAAGCTAAATTATACATTCCAGAAACTTCAGATTGGCATAGAGAAAACCAAGGTAAGATGTATAAATTTAACGAAGACCTTATATCAATGAGAGTTGGTGAACGTTCAGGTTATTACGCTCTTAGTAATGGTGTCGAATTAACTGAAGAAGAATACGCTTCTATCATTAACTTTGATAAATCAGGTGATACACAATCTGAATGGTATAACACTACCGCTGGGGATGTTTTAAAAATGGCAGTTAAATTAGCAATCATGGAAGAAAAGAAGATTGCAGAAAGAAATCAAGATTAATATGGAGTTTAAAGAATTAAATGAAAAGGTAATTGAATGGGCTGATAATAAGGGAATCCTTAACATCGCCACACCTAAAAGTCAACTTGGTAAAACGAAAGAAGAGGTTGAGGAATTGACTGAAGCTTTGGAAGCGCAAGATGAAGGTTTGTTTGAGTTTGTAAACTCAAAAGGTGAAACTAAGAACACCGATTTTGAAATAGAAGATAGTATTGGTGATATTCTAGTAACATTGATAATTCAAGCTAAGATGCAAAATATTGATATTGTAAAGGCCTTAGAATTAGCATATGATACAATCTCAAAAAGAACTGGTAAAATGGTTAATGGGGTTTTCGTTAAAAATAAATAAATAATTAGTAAGTGATAAGTATAGTATTCTGTACCAGAGAACATAACCAAAAGCATATAGACCACTTAAAGAAAATGGCTGGTCACCCTAAAGTTGAAGTAATTGAATATATAAACAATGGAGAATCCTTAACTAAAGCTTATAATAAGTTGCTAGATAAGGCTAAGTTCGACATTGTTGTTTTTTGCCACGATGATATTGAAGTTAAAACGAAGCAAATGGCTAAAAAGATGAAGAGACATTACGATAAGACTGATTATGGTATATTGGGTGTTGCTGGTACAAAATACTTACATTCAAATGGTAAGTGGTGGACGGACCCAAAGTCCATGTACGGGCGTGTATGGCATTCACACAAAGGTAAGCAATGGGAATCTAAATATAGTGAGGATTTAAATAAAGGGGTTGAAGATGTTGTTACAGTAGACGGTGTTTTCTTTTCTGTGATGAAATCTAGACTTGAAAAAATATTTAACGAAGACGTAGAAGGGTTCCATTTCTACGACATTGATTTTTGTTTTAGAAACTTTTTAGATGGTGTTAAAGTAGGAGTGCATACAGACATTTCAATCACTCACATGTCCATAGGTGAAACAAATAATGAATGGGAAGAGAATAGAAAGAATTTTGCTGAGGAATATAAAGATAAATTACCTATCAAAATAGACAGAGAATTTAGCGACAATCATAGCTTTAATATAATGATTAGTTGCATTAACTTCAACAGTTACACGGGTTCCGAATTGTATAATTACGAACTGGCCAAAGCACTAGTTAAAAAAGGACACAACGTTACTATATGTTCTAACATAGGTGGTAAAATAGCACAACAAGCCTTAACACACGGAATTAAATTAGTTGACATTAGCGAACCCTTAGGTTTCAAAAGAGGTGATGGTAAATGGCAAATACAAGGTAATGACGGTAAATTAACACCTTCCGAAGCAAACAAGCTATATAGAGTAGGTCAAGTTAATATTGACATAATTCATTCAAGTCACACACCAGTAACAAAATTAATGGCTAAGATATACCCTGAGATACCAATAGTGTCTTCAATTCATTCTGAAGTTATTAGTTTAGAACACCCAGTTTTATCTGATAACGTTAAGAAATATATAGCTATCAGGCCTGAAATAAAGGAGTATATCACTAAAGAGCACGATATACCTGAGGAAAAAATAGAAATCATTTATAACCCTATCGATGAAACACGTTTTAAACCTGTAGAGGTTGATTCTAAGACCGACAAGAAGATTACTCTGTTTGTAGGGACGATTGACTATCTTAGAAAAGATATGCTCTTAGACCTCATTAAAAGAACTAAAGAAGAAAACGGTGAGTTGTGGGTAATAGGTAAAGAAAACGGTATTAATTTTGACGACATAGCTAACGGACAAGACCACGTACTATATCTTGGTATTCAAAGTAATGTAGAAAAATATATGAATATGGCCGACGAAACCGCTGGAATACTTTTAGGTAGAACCACCATTGAAGGATGGATGTGTGGTAAAGGTGGTTGGATTTACGACGTTGATAACAAAGGTAAAATAAAAGGTAAAAGCTTTCACGAAGTTCCAGAATATATTGATAAATTTAAAAGTGGTGAAGTGGCTGATAAAATACTAGAAGAATATAAAGAAGTTTTAAAATAATGACAATAAGAGTTTTAATATTAAACTTAAATAACTTAAATTTTATAAGGGACTGTGTTTCAGATTTGAGAGCGCAGGCCCATTTTAATTTTAAAGTAACCATAATCGACCAAGATTCAACTGAAGAAGGTAATAGAGAATTTTTAGAGTCTATAAATGATAGTAGGTTTGAAATTATTTTTAACGAAAACAATGAACCAGTTAATAAAATGTGGAACTGGTTTGCCAACACCTACGATGAAGATTTGTTATGTTTTTTAAACAACGATGTAAGAATACCAAAAAACTTTATTTTAGATACTATTGAGACCTTCCACAAAGAGGAAGAAGTTGGTATTGCTGTTCACGCAACAAATCACCCTCATTACAGCCATGTTAAATCTAAACTAATGTATGCTATTGTTCCCAAATTTAAATACATGCAAGGTTGGGATTACACAATAAGAAAAGAATGTTTCACGCAAATACCAGAAGAATTAAAAATATATTGCGGTGACGACTTTTTATTTCACCAAACATATTTAAAAGGCTTTGATTTAGCATACATAGTCAGCTCTCCGATAATACACTATGAGGGTCAATCTAAAAAGTTCATGAGAACTACTGGTGTGGAGGATATAAAAACCTATAAAGATTTAGGTTTTAAACATTATTTAAAAATAAATTATGAATTTAGTAACATAAAACCAACTTACAAAGAATTTAAAAATTAAAATGGAAAAAATTGAAGAATTATATAAAGGTTATAAATCAAAACCAATAGTCTATAAATCAAAAGACATTTATGAACACTTACCTGTTATACGCAAGTACGCTAGTGAAGTTGACCATGTAACGGAAATGGGTGTTAGATGGGGTGCTTCTACTATTGCAATAGGAGTCGCTAACCCAAAGAAAATGATATCATATGACATTACTAAAACATATGACATGTTGAAAGCTGTAAACTTATTAGAAGCATCTGAGATAGATTTCAGTTTTATTCTAGGTGATACACTTAACATTGAGATTGAAGAAACTCAAATGTTATTTATTGACACGCTACACACCTACAATCAATTAAGTAAAGAATTGGAGTTGCACGAGGGTAAGGTAACCAACTACATCATCCTACATGACACCGAAAGCTTTGGTAGGAAAGATGAAAGTATATACTCACATGCCTCACAAACATTGAAAGAAATGAAAAAGGGTAAAGTTGGTCTAATGACAGCGGTCGAAGATTTTTTAGAAGTAAATAAAAGTTGGGTTATTGAAAAACATTATAAAAATAATAACGGTTTAACCGTATTAGCCAGAATTTAATAAAAATTGATATGAAAACTAGGGTCAATTTTTTTGATTTAGGCATGTTTGATGGAGCTGAATCCTTAATGTTTTTAGAAGATATTAAAGGTTTAAACGTTGACCCATACATTTATGGGTTTGAGGCGTATCAACCGTTTTACGAAAATATATGTGAGTTGTTTAGTGATAACAATAACGTTAACATAAATAATTTAGCAATTTCTAATAGTGATTCTTACGTTAAACTTTTTCTAGAAAAAAGCGGTCAGGGAAATTCAATATACGAAAGTAAAAATAATGTTGACGCTAAAAATTTTATTGAAGTTAAAAGTGTTTCATTCGCTGACTGGATGATTAAAAATGTAACAAATTATAAGAACAATTTCAATATACTAAGGTTTAATATAGAAGGTGCCGAATTACCACTTATGGAAGACATTATCAATAAAAAGATTCATAAAGATTTTAAGATTTTTTTAGGGTCACACGTTGGTGTGGATATAAAAAAAGTGGGTGAAATAAAGGATAAATTTAATTATTATGTCAACCTATTAAAAAGTAATAACATAAATGTAGAGTTATATTGTAAAGACTTAACAACTAGTAACGTCAACTTACATAATTTAATCAAAGAAAAACTAAAATGATTGTAATATATAGCGCTATTTACGGAAATAAAAATAAAATACTTGAGGTACCTGAAATTGATGGTGTTAGTAACATAATGTACACAGATTATGACATTACCCCTAAGTATTATAAAGGTTGGGAAATAAGAAAATCTAAAGGTGAAGAATTCAATAGTAGTGTATTGAATGCCAAACAATTTAAACTTTTACCACATAAATTCTTACCTGAGTATGATACAACAATTTGGGTTGATGGTAGTATTAAAACTAAAAATATAGTCGAATTCATTGAATTGTATAATAAAAATGAAATGGTTGTTTTTGACCATAATCACACTACATTTGATAAAAGAGATTGCATATATGACGAAGCTAAAGTGGTCATGTCTCAAGGTTTAGATAAGAAATCAACAATCAATAAACAAATAGGTGAGTATAAATCAGAAGGATTTCCGAAAAATAATGGTTTAATATGTGGCGGGGTTTTATTAAGAAAGAATACAGACTTAATTAATAAAATTATGGATGAATGGTGGAGTGAAATTATAAAAGGAAGTTTTAGAGACCAATTATCATTTAATTATGTTGCTTGGAAAAATGATTTTAAACCACACTATATAAAAGATGACATTAGGTCAAACAAATATTTTAAAATTAATGAGTAAAAGAACTGCAATTTTTAGTCTAGCACCCCATGATAGACATAACTATGGTGATATATTATATGGTAATTTATTAAACAAACTTTATGCTGATAAAGACGTTGACTTTTACTATGTTGGGTTGGTGGACATTGATATGACAGAGTTAGGAGGTGGGGTTGTTATACCAGTCAGTAAGATGATTGAAATAAGTAAAATTTACACTGATGTTACAATATACGTTGGAGGTGGTGAGTTTTTAAACTCTGCTTATGGTGGCTTAAAGTCTTTTATAGATAACAACCTTAAAAAATCAATAGACAGAACTTTAAGGTATCCTTTTATGGTGGATAAATCACTGTTTGATTCGGATATAAATCTTAGTGTTAAGTTTATATCATTTGGTGGTGTAATGCCAAATGCACCACAAGTAGCTAAATTATTTAATGAAGGTGATATTGTATACGCTAGAGATTCACTGACATCTTTCTTAGTTAAAGAAAAAGGTGTTAAGAATGTAAAAACATTTCCAGACTTAGGTCAATTCACTAGAGAAATACTAAATTTAGAAAGCTTAACAAATGATTTGTTTGATGACTACGTTGTTATTCAAGTGGGTAAAGCTAAATTCGAATCTAAGGAGGTGTTGAAGAATGAAATAATAAAGTTAAGTGAAGTAGAAAACGTAATACTATTACCAGTGGCTTATTGTAACGAACATGACGACGACAAAATATTGGCTGAGTTGGAAAAAGAAATCAATCTACCCAACGTCAAATTATTTAAGGATAAAAACATAATCAATATAACTAAGGTAATTGCTAATAGTAATATGTGCATTGGTACTAGCCTACACTTAATGATGGTAGCTAACAGTTACGGGGTTAAATATTTACCACTTAACAGTGTCAAGAAAATTGATAGGTATCAAAACACTTGGCATGAAACTAAGGTTAAATGTAATGAGAACAACCTTTTCGAGAAGTATAAAAAATCAATTAATAAAGAGTACAAGTTTTTCGAAAAATATAATGTTTCAGATTTAAAAAAAATAATAGGTATATGATAGATAAATTTAAAAGAAAAATGGCTATGCTTTCATTAGCATTGTCTAAAGTAGAAAAATCTTCACTCAATAAAGAGTCGGGTGGGTTTGATAGCGAAAGCTTATTATCTCAAACTATGAACCAAGGTACCATGGCCGACGCCTTATTAAAGGGTGAAATAACGACTGAAGTAAAAGATTTAAGGTGGAGAACTTATAAAGTATTAAATGAGAGTGAAAATTTTAAAACTAAGATAAGTGGTTATGACGAAGACGGTATACCAATAACTGAAACTACTACTTCCGAAAAAAGAAACCTTAAAAAGGTTAATGTTGATTCGTATGACGATTATGAAGTTGAGTTAGTTATTAATAACGAGGAAACAACAAAATCTACATATGATGAAATATCTAATGAAAGTCTAAAAATTTTAAAGGAAAAAGAAATTGAAGAATATGAAAAAAACAACGATAAATTTGACCTTATTGGAATGGAAGGTGACGGGTCAACGGTAGGTGAGATATCATTTCACGATATGGTGTCTGATATGAAAACTGGTAGGTCAATAAACATTACCAGAGAATTAAAACCTAAATTTGAAATTGAAGAGTACGCTAAAAAATTAGTGATTAGGAATATAAATGATGAAAGTAAGTTATTAGAGTTTTATATTTCTAAATATCCTGACGAATACAACAGAAAAAGTAGATTGATGTTGAGTGAGGTTAAAAAGATAAGTAAAAACCCTAGAGCTGTGAATATGTTAGATATAAACGGCGTTGATTTTATAACTGATAGAGCAATAGGCGCCGATAATGGCATGGAATATTCTTATGTTATAAATAAATTTGACAAAATAATTGAACACAATGGTCACTATGTGTTAAAGTTTTTAGCCACACCAGAAGTCAATGGTAGATTCATTTTTGATAAATACAGGCAAGAAGCTTTAGAAGAGCGTTATAGGAATAAAGAGAGTAAAAAATCTAGTTAATGGTTTAGTTTTTATTTTTTATACATATATTAAATGCGAGGTTAAAAAAAGCCTCGCATTTTTTTATGGCAAAGAGACAACCAAAAAAGACAGAAAAAACAGAAAGAGACCAAAAGGCTACTAGAAGTAAGCCGACAAGTAAGATACTAACTAAAAGAGTTACCTTAAAGTGTAAGAATGTTAAACAAAAAGAATATGCTAATTTAATTAAAGAAAAAGAAATCATATTCTGCTCAGGTCCATCTGGTGTAGGTAAAAGTTATGTGGCAATGGCCGTAGCTTTGAAACTACTTCAAGATGGAGATAATTCATTCAATAAGATATTAATTGTTAAACCAGCTGTAGAAGCTGAAGAAAACCTAGGTTTCTTACCAGGTGATTTAAAAGAAAAGATGGCACCTCATATGGCATCATCAATTGATATCGTAGACAAAATAATAGGTAAACCAAATAGACTAAAATTAGAAGAGTCTGAAGAGATTATGATTGAACCGCTGGGCTTCCTTAGGGGTAAATCAATTGATAATTCCATATTGGTTATGGAAGAAGCTCAAAATATGTCACCTTCTCAAATGAAAACTCTATTGACAAGGATAGGGTATGGGTCTAAATACATCATCTCAGGTGATATGGACCAATCAGATAGATACAAAGACAGTAAACAAAGTGGATTATATGACGCTATCAATAGACATAAGTTTATTGAAGAGTTAGGGTTTTTTGAATTTAATGAAAACGACATTGTAAGAAATCCATTGATAACCAAAATGCTTATCAACTATAAAGTAGAAAATAAAGTAATGGATAAATAATAAAGACATTCTGTTCACTTTAGACAAAAAATACGTACAATAATAATATGAAAATAGGAATAACATTATTCACGTTTAAGATGTGATATGAGATAATCTTTATTAGTCCTTTTTAAATGTTTGTAAATCCTCAATTCATTTTTTCTAAAATCCGTTAAATTATTATATTTATTTATAATTTTTTTTAATTCATTTATTGTTAATTTAATATTAGACTTTTTATCAGGCATATGTTTAGCGGCTTCATCAACAATTTTAAGTTTCAACAACATTCTATATTCTTTCTCATGTTTATTTTTAAATTCATTAAACGAATTATATTTTTTACATAATTTAAATAATTTTTGTTTATTATATATTTTATTATATACATTATTTATTTTTATTTTGTTAACATCATCTTCTCTTAAAGTTAAGTCAGTGGTTTTATTTATTAGTTTAAGATTATCATTAATTTGTTTCTTAATATCTTTAATATAATTTCTACTTTTTTCGTAAATATGAATCAATGTGATATTTTTATTCTTGGTTAAAGATATTTTTAATTCATCATTATTTTCTAAAGTATGCCAATATTTACCCTGATACTCAAAAGCCAATTTATATTCTTTGTAATATAAATCTAGTTCATATGGTTTAATTATTTTTCGATTGTTATATGATGCTTTTAAATTTAAAAGTTGATTCATTAAGTCTTCTAAAATCATCTGTGGGATACTATATTTAAATGGGGTCATATGAGACGTTAATTCATCTAAATAACCTTTTAAACGAGCAGATTGATAAGCTGGCTCATCAAACTCTTTTAATTCTCTTATTGAAGTATATTTATTAAAAATTTTTTTTAATTCATTATAATTTAAATCTCTATAACCTAGATTTATTTTAGTTTTGTGACCTTTTTTATTTCTCCATAATAAAAATTTTTCACTTTTTTTTAAACCCAATCTATACCCTTTATTGTCAATTGAAGATTTAGACTTATTCAAAATTGTTGCTATTTCTAAATTAGTTTTATTTGAATAAATTTCTTTTAATTTCTTTTCTTGCATTGTAGTCCACATAATAATCTCTCATTTATAATAATAAATTATAACCAATTTTCACTAAAAGTGAATAATAAATAAAAAGATATACCTTTTTTATTTTTAGGTGGTATATTAAAAATAAAAAATGGCTCAGATAGGAATAACATTAAACGAAGTAATTAGAGACTATGTAGGTCAACTAAAGTACGTTTATAAGAAATATTACGGTGAAGATTTAGAAGATGTTAAAGTAGAAGACTTTGACTTAGCCAGTTTTTTCAAGTTTGACTCACAGGAAGCTTTTCATAAGTTTCTATACAGCGAGAGTCCAATGGAAATATTCGCACACGCTGACCAATCATATAAAAATGTCGGTCCAATTCTAAACAGTTTTATTAACGACATAAACGACTACGAAGAACACGAGGTTATATTATTAAGTAGAGACGTACATAAAAGTAGACCCGCAACACTATTCTTTTTATCAAAACTAGGGTTTACTGGTAATAGCATTAAATTCGCACTTGATACTAAGAAATTATGGGATGATGTAGATGTTTTAGTTACAGCAAACCCAGTAGCTTTAGATAGTAAACCTGAAGGTAAAATTTCAGTTAAAATCGAAGCAACTTACAATGAAAATACTGAGTCTGATTATACATTAGAATCAATATTAGATTTTATAAATAATGAAGAGCAATTTAAAAAAATAATGAATAATGATTAAAATATTTGGAGATTTATATTACATCGACTTTGAAAAGTTAGATGCCTTTGTGGCTGATGGTCAAAAAGATAATGTATTTAAAACAGTGGATAAAGAATATAACTATGATAATGAATTGGTAAAGACGAAAATAATTGAAGCTGCTGAACCTACCACTAAAGAAGTTAACGTCGTGAGATATGAAATAATTAGAAATTTCATTGACGATATCTCAATGGCTGGTGGTACAAGTGACGAACATGATGAAATGTTGGGGTCTAATAATCTAATTAAAACCGATGTAAAATTTAAATTAGCGTATAATACTCTAATTTTTTATAAGATATTAAAAAAAATTGATTAAAAAAATGGAAAACGAAAAAAAACAAGTACAAGTAAAAGAATTTATAAGTAAAATTGATAATAAAGATTTTGGTTTATATTTCTTTACTTTGGATACAAAAGGTAACCCAACTGCTGGTATTGCTAATATATACGAGCACGTTAAAGTCTTAAATGATTTAGGGTATAAAGCTCATATATTACACGAAAAAGATGACTATCATGGCGTTGAAGAATGGTTAGGTGAAGAGTACGCTAAACTACCACACGTTTCAATTGAACAACAAAATTTAAAACTAGTTGCAATAGATTACATTATTGTACCTGAGATTTTTGCTAACGTAATGGAGCAAGTAAAAGACTTCCCATGTAAGAAAATAGTATTTTCACAGTCCTATTCTTACATCTTAGAATTTTTACCAATTGGTAATAGGTGGGATTTAAACTTTGGCTTTACTGATGTAATCACAACATCTGAAAGACAGTCAGAGTACATCAAAGACCTATTTCCAAGTATCGACACTCATATCATACCGCCGTCAATACCTGAGTACTTTAAAACGACTGATAAGATTAAAAAACCGATTGTCTCTATTGTAACTAGAGACCAGAAAGCTGCACTAAGATTGGTTAAGTCGTTCTACTTACAACATCCAATGTATAAATGGATTACGTTTAGAGAACTTAGAGGTTTACCTAGAAAAACGTTTGCTGAGCAACTAGGTGAGTCTTGTCTAGCTATATGGGTTGATGATGAATCCAGTTTTGGAACATTCCCTATTGAAGCTATGGAGTGTGACACACCTGTTATAGGTAAGATACCTGCTATGATTCCTGAATGGATGGAAGACGATAGTTCGGATGAACAACAAATTAGTTTGAAAGATAATGGTGTTTGGACTAATAACGAATTATCTATACCTAATTTAGTGTCAGAGTTCATGAGAGTATGGTTAGAAGATAATGTACCTAGTACCTTAATGGAAGGTGTTAAAAAATCTAAAGGTCAATACACTGAAGATAAGCAAGTTGAAAATATCAAACGTGTATATGGTAATCTAATTGCTAATAGAAGAAGTGAGTTTGAAGCACTTATTGATATAACTAAAGAAAAAGAAAAAGAAAACAAAGATGAAAAATAAAAATGATATCACAGTAATCACGCCTCTTTATAATGTGGACGAGACTTTACTTAATAATGCTATCAAGTCGATAGCAATGCAAGAAACAAAACCAGATACGGTAATGTTTGTTGTTGGTACCGATAAAGACCATGGTGTTTTATCTGATTTAATGAAAAATTACGATTTGAATTTTGATGTTATTAAACATGACAAATCAACTGATTTTCAAGCTCAAATGAATCTAGGTGTTGAAAATTGCAAAAGTAAATGGTTTATCTTTTTAGAGCAAGACGATGAGTTAAGTGGAAAATGGGTAAGTAACGTTGTGAAGTATAGAGAAGTTTATACTGACACTCAAATATTTCTACCAATAATATTAGACGTGGACCCTCAAAGCAATTTTATTGGGTTCACTAACGAAGCTGTATGGGCATCTCAATTCTCAGATGAAATGGGTGTGTTGGATAATGCTGCACTATTGAGGTATCAAAATTTTAATATGGATGGAATGGCCATGTTAAAAGAAGCATATCAAGAATTCGGTGGACTTAAAGAAAGCATGAAATTGAGTTTTATAAGTGAATTCCTATTAAGGTTTACATTCAATTCATGTAAAGTGATGATTATCCCTAAATTAGGGTATAAACATCTAAATGACAGAGAAGGTAGCTTATTTAACTCTTATAAAAAAGAGTTAACGCCAGATGAATCAAGATGGTGGTTATCTTTGGCTAAGAAAGAATATTTCCACGTCAATGACAGAAATATCCTTTATGAAAAAACAGAAAAATCTTAATGGCAAAAAAAAGAGGACGTAAAAGAATCAAAGGTTTATATTTTGGCCCTGAAGAAGAGGAAGCCGTTGTTAGGTTTTTGAATGAAGAAGACCCTATTAAAAGAGATAAAATTTATAATAAGCACTTAAGAGCTGCTTTTAATACAATGATTGAGTCTATTATTAGACGTTATAAATTATATAGGAAAACTTATACTTTTGAAAACCTACATGGTGACACACTCTCTTACCTTATGTTAAAAGCTGATAAATTTAAACCAGAAAAAGGTAAAAGAGCTTACTCGTATTACGGAACTATATGTAAAAACTATATATTAGGATTATTGATTAAAGATGAGAAGAATATGAGGCAGACGCTGGAGTTCACGTCATCAATTAATAAGGTGCATGAAAAGGACGAGTTTATTTACCATTTATCGGATACCGATTATATGCTAAGCGACTTAATAGATACCATGTGCGATGAGATTAAAAGTGAGTTAAACGGCGAAGATGAGGGTAAAAAGAAATTAACAGAGAATGAACGTAAAGTAGGCGAAGCTCTAATTTCTATTTTAGGAAACTGGGAAACTTTATTTGAGTCACTAAGTGGCGGTTCCAAATTCAATAAGAATAGCATACTTAGTACAATTAGAGAATACACAGGGTTAGTAACTAAAGACATTAGGATTGCTATGCGGAGATATAAGACAATATATGAGCTAACTAAAGCTGATAAAATAGATAAGGGTTTTTTATAATTATTATCTTTTTTTTTTTAGGTATTTAATAAAAATAAAGTTTTTATCTATTTATAAATAAACACATGTATTATTAATGCTTTAAGTAATTTACAACCATTGTGGGCAACTACAAGGGAAATTAATGGTATGATATATGAAGGTAACCTAAATAAGTATAACAAATATTAAAAATATAAGATTTTGCCTAGAAGTAAAAAACAAGAAATAAAAATAAATGATAACAGTTCTCTTCAAGGATTGTTACAAGAAGTCTACAATAACGCTTGTAATCAAATAACTGACGCTCAAAAGGTCGTTAATGAAATTGGTGTTGGTTCGGTACCTGAAGATGTAGATGATTGGGCTAAAGTAGCCAAAGCTAAAACTGATGCTTTAAAGGTTAAAGATTCTGCAATAAAAACTAAATTAGATGTAGGTAGACTTCAAAGTGATATTATTAAATTTAGTGGTGAAATTAAAACCGCTTTAGATAATAATCCAGAAGTAGTATCTAACGATAGTTTTGCTAAGATTAGAGAAATGATTAACGAGTCTAAAAGTAAAGAATAAGATTTAATGAATGTTACTAGAGAAAAATCTGACATATTTGCTCAAATAGCGGCTTTAAGGGTATCTTCAGAAGGTTACCCTAAATTCTCTAATACAAATTCTATTGACTCAATTTCACAGGAAACTAACAGTTTAGATTTCTTATTAGACTTAACTAAGTCGTTAATAGGTTTTGAGCCTTTAAAGGAAGGCCTTATAGACGTTTTAACCCATAACCTAGAAGATATAGAGTTAGATGTTAAAAAGGCCCTTAAGGAGGCTTTAAAATCGCTCGTTAGTTGTAGTATTAACCCTTCATTACCAGATTCGTTTGTTCAGGATGGAATTACTTTGGAAATCGATAGAGTAGATTTACTAGATAAGTTTAAGGTGAACCCAAATTCAGGGGCTGGTAAATTGCTTTACAATGATGTAAACTCTGGGACCAACAGCACTGACTTCAATACTTTCTTATACGAAGTAATACAAGACAACGGTGGTACTAGTTCTTGGGGGAATCAGACTTTAGGTGAAGATATACTAAACATCAGATTCACACAAAATGCAACCACATCTAACGGTAATAATAATACCTTAAACATTAAACCTAGTTCAAATTATGAGGATAGTAAGTTGACCGACATAAATAACGACTATATCGACAGCATCAAACTATTTGAGACTAATAAATTAATAAACTCAGTTATAGAGTCTTTATTTGGTAGCATTAGTCTGAACACTTCTAAAAATAAAAACACTATTGAGAATGAAATTAAAATTCAGGAGATAATAGATAGAGTTATTAACCTAGATGAAGAGGAAATAGTAGATAATAGTTTTTTTCAGTTTAGTAATGAAGAACTATCAAACATTGAGAGCAAGGCTGAAATGAAAAGCAAAGGTAAAAGACTTATAACTACATGCGATAACGTAGAGTCTGAAATATCATTCGAGTCAATAAAGTCTTTAGATAGTGAACTAGATGAATTCAATACTCAGACTGTAACACCTCAATTAATTGAAAGAAAGACTAGGATTGTTAGAAATGCATTAGATTCTCTGGCCGAAGAGTCAGCAAGTAATGTCGACAGTAGAGATAGGTATAACGTTAAGGTCAATCTTATTGAAGAGATGTTAAGGAATATAATGAATTCTATCGTAGGTGTTATATTATCACCTAAACTAATAGGTATATTAGCTTTAAATCATTTAATTGTTTACGGAGAAACATTTAAAGATATAGAGGAATTCATGATTAAAAATAAAAGTTTACTAACTTCAGTGTTAAGAACAATTCGTGATTCAGTGGTGTCAATATTACTGGAAAGGGTTTTAAAAGAAATTAAAACTCTAGTAGCGGATAATATAATAAGAACTCAAGTAGAAAGAGTTAAGTATAGTCAGGCACAACTAAGCAGCTTGGTTGGTGTAGATACTGAGATACTTAGAAATATATCTGGATTAACATAAAATAATATGGCAAATAAAAGCTCAATGACAAAAGTTATTGAAAGTCTTAAAGCCGCTTTCAACGCAACTAGAAAACCAATAGAACCATTACCACCTCAATTGTTAGTTGTTGGCGCTAACCTAAGGCCAGGTTTAAGTCCACGTAAAATAACATCTAATGTTATATCTAGGCAATCTGAAGCTGGCGCTCCGTCTGGTGATATATTTTCAGAAAATAGTAATGTAATGGAATCTATGACATCTATAATGGTTGAAGAAATTGTTAATGCGTTAGTTTTAGACGCCAAAATAGAAATAGCTGTACCACCTGGTGTTCAAGTAACAACCACTGGTGTCGGTAATTTAGGTGGTCCAATAATTAGCCAAGGAGTTACAACAAATATTGCTTCTGGTAACGGTGTAATTAGATAGTATGGAATATAAATGGGAACATAAAAGTAATAATGAGATAAGGTCAGCTCAAATTGAGATGCATCAGGAATATGAGGCTATTAAATTAGAAATTGCTAGTCTTGCCACTAAAATAAACAAACTGAAAGGTAAGTTAGATGACATGGACGCTGAATATTTAACATCTAAAAAAGTGTTGGATGAAAGATTAAAATTTTAAAGTATGAGTAAGTTTGCTTTTGGTGGTAGTAGTATATACAATAAGGGTGCTAGAGAACGTCTAGAGACCACTGTATTTTATTATGGTAAAGTTGTATCAAATGAAGATAATCTTGGCGCTAATAGGATAAAAGCTAGGATTACTGGTATTGATGATAGTGTTACTAGAGATAATATTCCATTCGCTTTCCCTATGGTACAGAAATTTTTACATGTCATACCTAAAGTGGGTGAAAGTGTGTTAGTTTTTATACCAGACGTTAAGAATCCTAACATTGATAGAATGTACATGGGACCAATCATATCCCAACCTCAACTACTGTTCAAAGATAGTGAATTATTCTCATCAAAATCAGCTTTAGATAGTGGTGTGAAAGAACCACAACCAGCACCATTTACAATACCTGAAAATAGGGGTGTTTATCCAGACTTAAAAGACATTGCATTACAAGGTAGGGACAACACTGACATTAGGTTAAAAGAAAAAGAGGTATTAATTAGAGCAGGGCAGTTTGAGTCTGACACACCCAAGGGTGAAATACCTAAATTCAACAAGGTAAACCCTTCTTACATACAAATAAAGCACGATGCTACCTTAAAAAGAGGTACACAGAATACAGAAACCGAAATAGGTGGTGCTATTAATGTTGTTAGTAATAAAATTAACCTACTAACACATAAGAATGGAAGTCCTAGATTTGCTTTAAATGACCAAAACAATATGATATCTGATGAAGAGTTGCAGAGAATTGTTAAAGATGCACATCCTTTGGTATATGGTGACAACTTAATCGAATTCTTAAAAGTTTTAATCAATGCATTCGTAAATCACGTACACACATACCCAGGTATGAAACCACAAGATTTATCAGGTTCAAACGACATCGATGATTTATTAGAGTTCAACCTTGAGTCCTTCTTATCTAAAAATATAAAAATTAACTAAATAAATAGATATTTATTAATAAAGATTAATATGGTAATCAGGACTTACTTTGATAGAAACAACACAATTATATATAATAGAACCGAAAATACAGGTAAAAACCCTGTAGCTGAAATGTTTTATGGCGGTAACGTTGAAAAGGACGAACCATTCTTTAGCAGATATTTATTCCAATTTGACGTACAACGTATAATAGACTTAAGGACCAAAGGTTTATACCCTGATATATCTAAATTAAAACATACTCTAAAAATGACTAACACCAGTACGTTTGATACCTCACTATTAGGTGGTCAAACTGCTGACGGTAAAGATAGAGCTTCATCTTTCGACTTGAATTTATTTGAAATCAATCAAGAATGGGATGAGGGTGTTGGTTATGACTTTGCTGGTCAAAAATACTTTACATCCAGTGATAGTACGGTGACAAGTACAGAACCATCTAATTGGTTACAACCTAGAAATGGTGATACTTGGGATAATGGTAATGGTGTCTTTAGTGGATGGACCAGTGGCACTACTCTAGCGACGCAAAGTTTTGAGGATGGTAATGAAAACCTAGAGATTGATGTTACTGATATTGTTAATGGTTATTTAACTGGTAATACAAATAATGGTTTAGGTTTAGCTTTTGATGAGTCATTAGAAAATACAATTAGAGAAGAATTACAGTACGTAGGTTTCTTTACAAGACATACACAAACTTTTTATGAACCATACGTTGAAACTAGATATGAAAATTCAATACAAGATGACAGAGCTGACTTTTATTTAGATAAACCAAATAAACTTTACCTATATGTTAATCTAAGAGGTATACCAACAGACGTAGACTCAATGTCTGGTATGAGCGTTACAATATTAGATAATTTAGGTGAGACATTTTCAGCCTTTACTTCTTCAGACATAACTCATGAAGACATAGGAGTGTATTCAATAGAACTAACCGTACCTACTACAGAAATAGGTTGTGTTTTATATGAAGATATTTGGGAAGGAATTACTGTAAACGGTATAACTAGACCACCTATTGAATTAGAGTTCGAATTAAAAGACTCTAATGAATACTATAGCATTGGTAGTGACAACTCAACACCTAAGAATTACAAATTTAATGTATCAGGTATTAAAGATTCAGAAAAAATAAAACGTGGTGATATTAGGAAAGTGAGGGTTATGGCTAAAGTACCTTATACTACTAATGACCAAGAAGTGTTATCATCTATTGAATATAGACTATATACAAGAGAGGGTCAGGCCGAATACACGGTAATTGATTACACACCAGTTAATAGGGCGTTTAATTACAATTACTTCCTACTTGATACTCAGAGTTTATTACCTACTAGGTATCATTTAGATGTTAAAGTTACGTCAAATTCTGAAGTGAGGACAATGCAAAACATTATTAGTTTTGATATCACAAGTCAAGTTGACCAAAGAAAGGGTTAATTTCTG